CTGAAACCATTACGGGTGGGACAAGCGGCGCTACCGCTAGCGTCCTCACAAAGCCCTCCTCAACGACTATGGAGCTAACCGTACCCACAGGCACCTTTGCTGTGTCGGAAACGATCACAGGGGGCACAAGCGGGGCTACAACGACTGTTTCAGCAGCCCCCAGTCTAGTTGATACCCAAAATACGATTGATATTATTTCTGCTGTTATTCGCAGGAGTAGTAACGACATCACGATTGAGCGAATTGGGCGTTCTGAGTACCTTCAGATACCGAGCAAGACCACCACGGGCCGCCCAACTCAGTTCTTCCTCGACAAGCAGATTACCCCTGTTATTAAGCTCTGGCAGACGCCTGAGAACAGCACGGATATCTTAATTTACGACAGGCTTGTCCGAATGGACGATGCCGATGCGGCTCAAAACGATATGGGAGTGCCGTTTAGATTTTTTCCTGCATTTGCAGCAGGATTAGCGTACTATACGTCAATCAAGCGGGCTCCTGAGCGTATGACGGTTCTGAAGGCGCTGTACGAGGAGGAGCTTGTAAGGGCGATGGCAATGGATAGCGGTCGTCCGTCAATGTTCATCAACGCTGGGCGTAGTTAATAAAAAAATGGATGATTCTCTAAAGGGGAAGACCGTCGCTATTGTTGCGATGGGAGCGAGCAATTCTGACTTTATTAAACAGTGTGCTTTTAAGGGCTCACAAACACAGGTAGCAGACGAAGTCTGGGCTATCAACAGCATGGCCGGTGTTATTCAGCACGACCGTGTCTTTATGATGGACCCTGTAGCAAGGTTTTTTGACACGGATCTTGCTGGGCCGATGACCCCTGGCATGAGGGATTGGCTTCCTCGGCACCCTGGCCCTATCTATACGGTAGCCTTGGATGAGCGGGCTCCGGGCCTTGTTCCCTATCCCATTGTTGAAGTTGTTGCGAAGATAGGTGTCCCATACTTCAACAATACTGCTGCTTATGCCATTGGCTATGCAATTGCTAGCGAAGTTAAGAAAATTGAGCTTTATGGCATTGACTTCTCGTACCCAGACGACCGGCATGGGGCTGAGGCCGGAAGGGCTTGCTGCGAGTTCCTCTGTGGGATGGCAGTAAGGTCGTTTGGCATTGAAGTTCAAGTGTCTCCATCCAGCACTTTTTTGGACGTTAGCTCGTCTGAAGAAGACAAACTTTACGGGTACAGAGACCTGCCCTTATATAATTACGGAAACAAGATCAAGATGGACTATAATGGCGAGACAAAGGTCTGGTCTGTAGTTGAAGTGGAGCCGCCAAAAGATGGCGTATGCGAAGGGTAAATACTCGTATGTAACGAGTGATCGTAGCGGGTTTCGCTACCACAAGAGGGACGTTCGTAAGGAATGGAACGGCCTTGTGGTGGGCCGGGATGAGTACGAATCTAAGCACCCACAACTCACTCCCCCCAAGTTTTTTGCCGACCCGGAGGCTATCAGAAACGCAAGAAACGATAGAACTGAACCAGCCGTTGAGGTCTTACTTAATGATGACCCCTTTCTTAGCCTAACATCAGGTTCCGGCTCAATTACAGCGACAGAGATAGCTCACGGGCGTAGCACCGGAGACACTGTCGTTTTCAGGAATTGTGAGCCTTTTGATGGTTTTTCATCTGCTGTTTTGCAGAATAGCTCAGGATATTCTATTACAGTTGTGACCGATGACACCTACAGCTTTACCGCTTCGGGCGGAACGGCGACGGTTGGATCTAAAAATGGCGGCGGGTCGATAGCCTCTGCTGGCCCGGTTACTGTGGAGGCGTAAATGTCTTGGACGCTAGCAACGCTAAAAACGGCAGTTCAGAATTATACTGAAAACGACGAAACAACCTTCGTTAGCAGCCTAAACACCTTTATTCTTATGGCTGAGGAGAGGCTTCTCAAAGAGGTTCAGTTTGACGTTTTTCGCAAGAACGTGTCCGGCAAGGTAAGCATCAACAACAAGTTTTTGACGAAACCTACAGACTTCATGGCGGTTTTTTCTTTAGCCTTGAAAAATGGGTCAGATACGATAGCAGGAACAGACATCACTGGTTACGTTCCTCTCTTGCAAAAGCACCCAACCTATATTGCTGACTACAACCCGACTGATAGCGATACAGGGGTGCCGAAATACTACGCATCTTTTGATGACGGAACATTTGTTCTTGGGCCTACGCCAAACGACAATTATGCCTCGGAGATGCACTATTTTTATCGGCCAAACAGTCTAACGGTTGGCGGCGACAGCGGGACGACATGGTTGAGCATAAACGCCCCACTTGCACTACTTTACAGCACTCTTGTTGAGGCTTACACCTTTATGAAGGGAGAGCCTCAGCTTATTCAGCTTTACAACGAACGCTACATTGAGGCTCTGGGTAGGCTTAAAAACATGGCAGAAGGGCTTGATAGGCAAGATCAGTATAGGTACGGCTCGTTAAGACAGGCTGTTAGTTAATGTTTGTCGCTGAAGTTGGCAATGTGACCGTTGCTACGACCAACCATAGGTCTCACTCTTCTGAAGAGTTAGCTAGAATGGCTGTTCGTAAGATCATTTATGTCGGAGACGACTTGCCGAATGAAATCAGTTCTCAGGCAGAAATCTACAAAAATAAGCTATTCCAAGTTATTCTGGGTTATATTACTCTATCTAGAAGGTCTGAAAGGGAAGACATCGTTAGAGCCCTTGAAAGGGCTGGTATGTCTGAGGCCGTAATGCTGATTAGGAGCTTATAATGGCTATTGCAACCGCGATGTGTACCTCTTTTAAGAAGGAACTTCTTGAGGGCGTTCATAATTTTACGACCGGGGGCAACGCTTTTAAGCTGGCTCTTTACACCACAGCGGCTACCCTGGGCGCGACTACTACCGCTTATGCGACTGGTCTTGCGGGACAGGTTACCAGCACAAACTACACTGCTGGAGGAGCGGCCTTAGTCAAAACAACGGGCTTTCCAAAGTCCACGGGTACAACCGCAATTACTGACTTTATTAACCTTACGTTCAGTAATGTCACTATCGCAGCGCGTGGCTGCTTAATTTACAACGACACAAACGCCGACAAAGCCGTTGCTACCATTGACTTTGGCGGCGTGAAATCCTCAACATCTGGCGACTTTACCGTTCAGTTTCCAACTGCGAATGCTACCGGCGCGATTATTAGAATCGCTTAATGGGTTAATCCATGGCGAGCGTAACAGGTTGGGGTAGGTCTACCTGGGGTTCGGGCGCTTGGGGCGAGTCCGCACCTGTTGAACTGACCGGGGTTTCAGCGACTGGCGCAATAGGCGCAGTCTCTACAGCCGGAAGTGTTGTTCAGGCTGTTTCTGGCGTTTCCGCTACAGGCTCTATTGGCTCTGTTGTTGCAAGTATTGACAAGTCCGCTGTTGCAACGGGCGTATCTGCGACTGGATCTGTCGCATCTGTCTCTATTTCGTTGCCAAAGATAGTAAGCCTGTCTGGTGTTGGAGCCTCTGGATCTGTCTCTTCGGTTTCTGTGGCCGTAGACATTGACGCAGCGGCGACCGGGGTTGGTGCGACATCGGGTGTTGGCTCTGTAGCTACGGGAGCTTTCGCTGACGCAACAGCCTCTTCTGTATCGGCTACAGCAACCGTTTCTCAACTACAGCTTGTCTCCGGGGGTGCCAGCGCCTCAGCAACCGGAGTCCAAGGCACCTCTGGAGTTGGCGCGGCCCAGTCAGCCGTATTTAAGCAAGTTTCAGTTTCTGGCGTGGCAGCAACGTCAGGCCTGGGAGCGGTAACCGTAAAATTTAGTTCTTTAATAACACTAGAATCTGTCGCTGGAATTGCATCCGTAGGCAGTGTTAATATATGGGGGCTTGTAGACGACGCCCAAACGCCTGGGTGGCAGTCCATTACCGATTCTCAGACGCCTGGGTGGCAGTCTGTGGTAGATTCCCAAAGTCCCGGTTGGACAGCTATTGCTGCATAGAGAGAGAAACAATGCCTAGTACATATGTAAACAATCTTCGCCTTGAAGAAATAGCCACTGGGGAGCAATCAGGAACCTGGGGGAACACTACTAACACGAACCTTGAGTTGGTTGGTCAGGCATTGGGCTACGGGACGAGAGCCATCGCCAATGCCTCAACTGACAACATAACAATCGCAGATGGTGCCTCTGATGCAGACCGCAGCATGTACCTAAAGCTGACCGGTGGTGGTCAGGCTTGCACAGTCACTTTGCTTCCTAATACCAGTTCTAAAATGTGGATCATGGAGAATGCGACGAGCTTCACCCTGACATTTTCACAAGGGTCAGGTGCCAATGTAGCAGTCAAGGCTGGTCAAACAAAAATGATTTTTGCTGATGGTCTTGGCTCTGGGGCTGTTGTTTACGAGCTCGGCACTGTTGCCGTGCAGAACATTCAAGCGGACGGCACAGTGACGGTAGGGATCGATGATACGGGGTATGACGTAACCTTCTTCGGCGCGACCACTGGCAAAAAGCTGTTCTGGGATGAATCCGAGGACACACTAAATGTGGCGGGGACGACAGCCCTGGCTGGCAATCTGTCTGTCACTGGCGTCACATCAAATGCAGATGGCGCTGTCGCGACACCCTCTATCACGAACACAGGTGACCTAAACACCGGTATCTACTTCCCTGCCGCCGACACAGTTGGCGTCGTCACAGGAGGCGTTGAGCAGTTCAGGTTCGGCAGCAACCCCATCCCAGGCAAGAACCTCATCCAAAACGGCGCGATGACGGTAGCACAGCGGGGGTCTACGGCAGCAGTTGCATCCGGGTACGGTGCCGTAGACCGTTGGGGAATGAACTCACTGAGTGGCGCGCCTGCGCGCTACACGCTTTCACAGGAAAGCAGCGGAGGGGTTGGCGGCAACGCCAAGTGGGCGAAAATCCTTGTCACCACGGCTGATGGTTCCCCCGCGGGTGCTGACGCGCATTACTTTGGTCAGAAAATAGAGGGCTTCGACGCCCAGGCACTTCTCGATGACAGCGGCGATCTACTCGCATCAACAATGTCCTTTGACATTATTGTTCACGCCGACGGGGCAAGCAGTCTTTCCTTCCCGATTACTTGTGCAATCTGCGTCAATGATAACGGTTTTGCAAATCAGCAATATGTCAAGACATTCACCGTCGCGGCGGCAGACACTTGGGAGCGAGTGAGCGTTGCCATCGCCGCCAACGCCGCAGCGGTTATCGACAATGACAACTCGAACGAGTTTCAAGTTTCCCTGACCATTTACGCCGGGTCAGCAAAAGAAACCACTGACGCAACCTGGGAAAGTGCCTCTGGGCTTGATGTCAGCGTCAGTGGCGTTGATAACCTTGCTGACGCTACCAACAACTATGTTGGCATCACCAATGTTCAACTCGAAGTCGGCAGCGTTGCCACGGACTTTGAGCATGAGGACTACGACACGACCTATCAGAAGTGTCGCAGATATCTACGGGCTTATCTCCAAAATGCCAACAACCGAAAGAACTTCGTCCAGGGGCATGTCTACAACACAACACGATGTTGGTTTGTCTACATTCCTGATACGCCCATGCGGGGGACAATCGCGGTTTCTTACGTTGGTACAGCGGGTGATATTGTAATCGCTTATGGTACCGGCAGCACCCAGGCGACAACCGGAACACCATCTGTCCAGAGCGCATCGACCGAAGGCGAGAGTGTCGAGTTTCTTTTGGACGCGGCTTCGGGCACACCTTTTACCGTAGGGCAGGCGGTTGAGGCTTATGTGATCAACGGTTCAAACGCAACTGCGTTTCTCTTTTCGTCGGAGTTATAAAATGGCAGTTCAAAATCTACGCTTTACGTCGCCTGACAAACAACACGTCGCCTTTGAACTTCCCAACGGAGGCGGTAGCATGAGCGTCGATAAGTTTCAAGAACTGTTTCCCGACGTTGCCTTGCCGTCATCCTACGTTGCTCCAGCAGCAACTTGGGACAGTGTTCGAGCAGAACGAAACCAGCTTCTTAAAGACACCGACTGGCAAGGCATGAGCGACGTAACAATGTCTGACGCTGAGAAAGTTTATCGCCAAGCCCTCCGTGATCTTCCCGCTCAAGACGTTGATGGCCCTGGCGATGTCGTCTGGCCCAGTGCGCCGTAAAATGGAATCCTTCCGCAACACGTTTGACGTTGCCAGCGTGGCTGTCGTGATCGGCACACTCGCGGATTGCTCCCGGTAGTTTGGTGGGCGCATAGCTATGCCTCTTTTTTCATTAAAATTTCGCCCTGGTATAAATAAAGACCAGACCGACTACACCAACGAAGGCGGTTGGTCTGACTCGGACAAAATCCGGTTTAACAACGGACTTCCGGAAGTTATCGGGGGTTGGGAGAAAAAAGGCCCCAATACATTTTTAGGCTCGTGCCGGTCTCTTCACCCGTGGGTTGCCCTAGACGGCAGTAAGTACATTTCCGTAGGGACCAACATTAAATACTACATTGATGAAGGTGATGGGTTTTACGACATTACTCCAATAAGGAGTACAACGTCTGCCGGGGACGTAACCTTTTCTGCGACAAGCGGACAGTCAACGGTAACCGTTACTGACGCAAACCACGGGGCGGGTGTGGGGGACTTCGTTACATTTAGCGGTGCGGCAACCCTTGGCGGCACTATAACGGCTGCGCGGCTCAACCAAGAGTACAACGTAATTTCCGTTGTTAACGTCAACTCATACACTATTTCAGTCCGTGAAGTATCGACAATAGCATCCATTACGGTTAACGGAGCGCTAGATCCAACGCTTGTCGCTGCAAACGCATCTGACACCGGAAACGGAGGCGGATCAACGGTTGGCACTTACCAAATTAACATCGGCCTTGATACTACTGTTTCGGGCACTGGTTGGGGCGCTGGGGCTTGGAGTAGAGGGGCCTGGGGTTCCGCAGCCTCCAGTTTGGCAGTTGGTGACATTCTTCGTCTTTGGTCGGAAGACACTTGGGGCGAAGACCTTGTCTTTAATGTTAGGGACGGTCCAATTTACTACTGGGACACAAGTGCTGGAGTGGGTACTCGCGGAGTATTGTTAAGCTCTCTGGGAGGGGCAAGCAATGTTCCGACTGTTAGTGGAAAGATAATTGTAGGCAATCAACAGCGGCAGATTATTAGCTTCGGCTGTAACGAGATTGGCTCAAGCGAACAAGATCCTATGCTTGTGCGGTACACCGATTTTGAGTCAGCAGTTGACTGGACTCCAACGCTGGAAAATAGCGCCGGAAGGCAGCTTCTTTCAAATGGCTCATCGATAATTACTGCATTTGAAACCCAAAAAGAAATACTGCTTTGGACGGACAGTTGCGTTTACTCAATGCAGTTTGTTGGAGGTGACCTCGTTTACAGGTTTGAGGTTGCAAGTATCGGGCCTAGCATAATTGGCCCCAACGCTGCTGTGTCTGCTGACAACGCTGTGTTTTGGATGGATACCGAGGAGTTCTACGCATACACCGGTAGAGTTCAGGCCATCCCGTGTACTGTTAGAGATTACGTTTTTCAAGACATAAACTTAAATCAGTCTGAAAAAATTGTTGCTGGGTTTAATAAGAACCACAACGAGATCACTTGGTTTTACCCGAGTGCGGCCAGTGACAACATTGACAAGTATGTGACTTACGATTTTAGTCAAAAAATTTGGACAATCGGCACGTTTAATAGAACTGCTTGGGTTGAAAGTGGTCTTTACGCTTACCCAATAGCAGCAGGGGCCGATAACCGTCTTTACTATCACGAGCTTGGCTTTTCAGATGACGGCTCTGCAATCGCGGCTCACGTTGAAAGCAGCGACATTGATACGACTGACGGTCAGCAGTTTGTCTTCTTCAAGAGGCTCATTCCCGACATTACGTTCATAGGTACAGCTAGCGTTCCAACAGCAACCTACACGATCAAGGGAAGGAACGCTCCCGGCGACACTCTGTCAACGAAGGCAACTGCAAGCGTTGGGGCAACCAGTGGTCAACAAAACATTCGCGGCAGGGCAAGGCAAGTTGCTTTGAGGGTCGAGTCAAACACGACTGATGTTGCTTGGCGACTAGGAACCAACAGGTTGGACATCCAGCAGGATGGTCAGCGATGAGTAAATTAGAGCAAGTGCTGACTAAGTCACGGCTCCCGGCTGCTCCGGATGTTTACGACGTTAATACTTTTTCGGCTTTAATAAACTCCCTAGAGTTAATTCTTGGAAGTATTAAGACACCCCAGGAAATAAGGAACCAGTCTGAAGCTCAGTCTTGGTTTTTAGGGTAGAGCTATGATTACACTTAGAGGTGAGCGGTTTTCTGGCTACAACAAGCCAAAGAGGACTCCGGGCCATCCCAAGAAGTCTCATGCCGTTCTCGCAAAAAAGGGCGACAAGGTTAAGCTGATTAGATTTGGGCAGCAGGGTGTTTCTGGCTCTCCCAAAAAGAAAGGTGAATCTCCTTCTTATAGAAAGAGGCGCGAATCATTTAAGGCGCGTCATCGTAAGAACATCAATAAAGGAAAGATGTTTGCGGCTTATTGGGCGGACACAGTGAAATGGTGATGTCATGTCCAGACAATTAAGCAGCATAAGTCGATTTGGAACTACCGAAGAGTTCTATCTTCAGGTTGCCCGATCCCAGATTGCAGGCCATGAGACTAACTTCAAGTTTGGTTTCAACCCTGATGTTGACGACGCGCTGGAAACCATATGGACGCAGGGGGGCCTATACAGCTACTTGTCTGCCGCCACTATTCTGAAAGTATCAAGCTCAAGTACGGATGATACGGCTGCTGGAACCGGGGCAAGAACCGTTGAGATTTTCGGCCTTGATGGCAATTACAATGAAATCTCTGAAACTGTTACGTTGAACGGACAGACGGCGGTCAATACCACAAATTCCTATCTTAGGATTAACCGTGGCGTAGTTAGGTCTGCTGGCTCTGGAGGTCAGAATGCTGGCGTAATCTACGCCGGTACAGGAACGGTTACGGCGGGTGTGCCCGCTAATAAATACCTGTCTATTGCTATTGGTGACAATCAGACCCTTATGGCATTGTGGACAGTACCCGCTGGTTATACGGCTTTCCTTCTTCAGACAGATGTTACTGTTGCCACGACTCAGAACAACAAGTATTGCACGGCCAAGCTGGTTGCTTGCCCATATGGAGAAGTCTTTCAGGTAAAGGATGCTTTTGTAAAATCTGAAAGCAGCATGCATCAGGCCTATACAGTTCCACTTGTTTTTGAGGAAAAAACAGACCTCGAATGGCGGGCTATCGGAGACTCTGCTGGCGCTGATATCGCAATATCCGCCGGAATGGACATCATCTACATCAAGAACACGAGTCTGTAATGGCTAACACTTACAGAAATGCGTTTGCGAATTTGACGGCTACGGGTGCTACGGCAGTCTATACGTCACCCTCAGTCACGACAGCAATCGTGAAGTCCCTGAGGATTGCAAACGTCACGACCGGAACTGCCGGTAATGTTACAGTAGAAGTAACAGATAATAGTGCTTCTACCACATATACTTTTTCAAGGAACGTAAGTATTGCAGCAGGCGTTTCACAAGAAATGCTCGGCCAAGACACTTCGACTACTGCTGATGGGCAATCGATTATTGTGCTTGAAGAATCGGATGCTTTGAAAGTTACTCCTTCTGCTGCAAATGTTTTTCATGTTACTATGGCCGCGCTTGAGGTTACTTAACCATGACTCCAATCCAGAACTTAGCTGACAATCTAGCCGCGCTAGGCCGATACGAGGACACCTATATGGTTCACGCCGCTGAAGGCGAAACCGTGGTGCCGAGTGATGTTCTGGACGCCAATCCCATTCTCAAGACGGCTCTTTTTGCCCAGATGCGGTCTATGGGCATTGAGAACCCGGACAGGTACGTTGTTGGCAGCGGCCTGAATAGCGTCAACCCAATCACTGGTCAGCCTGAGTTCTTCTTCAAGAAGATCAAGCGCCTCGTCAAGAAGATTGCTGCCCCGGTTGGCGGTACGATTGGCTTTGCTCTTGCTGGCCCTACCGGCGCTGCAATTGGTTCTGGCCTTGGCTCTTTAGTCGGCGGCGCCTCTCCACAGCAGGCCCTTGGAACTGCGGCCATTGGCGGCCTTCTGGGCTATGGGGCTGGTAAATTTGCCCCGAATCTTCAGGGCCAACTTCAGGGTGCTTTCCGTGGCATCCCCGGCATTGGTGGCCTTATGCCCGCGCAGGCTGGCGGCCTTATACCCGCGCAGGCTGTTCCGGCGTCTCCGGGCGGTGGGCTTCTTAACGCGGCTAGAGCAGCTTCTGGAAGGGCTGCCTCGCCCGAAGGTGGTCTGCTCTCTGGGATCAGCAAGTTTGTTAAAGAGAAACCCTTGCTTGCCGCCGGGATTGCTGGCGCTGGGGGTCTCGCACTTATGAGTGGCTTTGGTGCTGAAGAGCAGGAGTTTGAGGATAATCCGGCGACATATTCAGATTATTTGTTAGCAAGAAAAGCGCTAGGTAGTGAGGCGACGGCTGACGACATTAGAAAATTGCGTCTTAGCTTCAGACTTCCAGAGAACCCCCCTGTGCGAATGGAGGGTCTTCGCCCCGGAGTTCCCATGGCAGAAGGAGGGAGCCCTGCGGTAGCTGCCGCTGCTCTAAACAAGTCTCCGACAGCAGCCCCCGCAATGACAGTTGGTGAGCGGGCTGGTCGAATCAACCAGATCAATAAGCAAATACAAGGCATTGCGGGTCAGATGGCTCGTGAGGGGGCCAACATTCCCGAGCTAATGGAAAGAAAAAGTCTGTTAGAGGCTGAGATCGATAAGATCTTGAACTCTCCCAGCCTTCCCTCATTACCCATGGCCCCGCGACAAGCTGATCCCCCATCCATGCCAGGAACTGTTAGTGCCGCAAGAGGCGGTGGGTTGTCTGACTTGAGGGACCTGATGATTGCTCAGCAGGGCTTCCCCCGTCGCTCTGGACGGGTGTCTGGTTTGGGTGGGGAAACGGACGATCTTGTACCGGCCATGCTTTCTAATAACGAATTTGTTTTTACGGCTGACGCTGTCAGGGGTGCTGGAGGAGGTAGTGTCGATCTTGGCACCGACCGAATGTACGCCATGATGGACCAACTTGAGCGGAGAGCGTAATGTCTATTACCGTAACAGGCTCAAGCCTTGCTCCTTTCGTTGAGGAACAGACACGCCTCCTTTTGGAAGAGGCCCGTGAGGCTGCTAAAAGCCCAATTCCTGTTCCGGACATTCCTGTCGCAGGGTTCTCGCCGCTCCAACTGCAAGCGATGCAGCGCGGAGAACAGGCTGTGGGCGGTCTTGACCCCTACATTCAACAAGCCGCTGACTTTGTTCCGCAGCAACAGGCTGCTATTCAAAAAGCATTAACCGGGCTTGGGTCAACTCAAGCGGGTATTCAAGGGTTACTTGCTCCGGAGCAGTACAAGTTCGACCCA